AGAAAAAAAGTACTGCTAAAGATGGTAGAGCTTCTGCTAGACGTGGTGAAACCTACGAATATTTTGTTAAAGACAATATGCCTCAAGAAATATTAAATGAAGAATTAAATAGAGAAGATGCTGCAAAAATATTAAAAGTATCTAAAGCACAAGTTTCAAGGTTCCTTGCAGCTTATCAAGAAGATTTAGAAGTAGAGAAAGCACAAACAGATTGGGATGTACCTGAAGCAGCTATACAATCATTAGATAGTTTTAAAGAATTTAGAGATAGATATTTTTTAACAGAACGTGGTGTTCCTTTTGAAACTGCAGATTTTCATGATAATTGGATTAAATCAATTAATAAAGCAATAGAAGAAGGTGGACAACAAATGATATTATCTCCACCTAGACATGGCAAAACAGAATTGTTAATACATTTTGCTATATGGCAGATATGTAGAAATCCTAATGTAAGAATTATGTGGGTAGGTGGTAATGAGGAGATAGCTAAGAACGCAGTTGGAGCTGTAGTGGATCACTTAGAACATAATGATAAATTAATAGAAGATTTCTGTATTCCTGGTCAAACCTTTAAACCAAAGAATAGATCTGGTAAGTCTTGGACATCAGGTCATTTTACTGTAGGTACAAGAACTGTAACTGGAATTAAATCTCCAACAATGGTTGCTGTAGGTAAAGGTGGAAAGATTCTCTCAAGAGATTGCGATTTGATTATTGCTGATGACATTGAGGACCACGGAACAACTATTCAACCAAGTGCAAGAGAACAGACAAGACAATGGTGGACAACAACTCTTTCTTCAAGAAAAGAGGAACATACAGCTATTGTTGTTATTGGCTCAAGACAGCACCCTGAAGATTTATATAACTTTCTTTTAGAAAACCCAGAGATGGACACAATCGTAGAAGAAGCACATAGCACAGAATGTGTTTTGCCAGAAAACGATATAGAGTTACACGAAGATTGTATGTTATGGGCAAATAAGAGAACTTACAAATGGTTACGCTCTAGGTTACACGCAGCAGAAACAACAGGTGGTAAAGCTATCTTTGAAATGGTGTATTTGAATAAAGCCTTTGTTGATGGAATCACAATGTTTGATGTAGAGGAAATAGATTTATGTAGAGATGTAAACAGAAGTATTGGACACATACCAGCTAACACACAACTTATTGCAGGGCTTGATCCAGCTTCTACTGGTTATCAGGCTTGTTTCTTGTGGGCTGTAAATACTGAAACAGGAAAAATGTATATGGTAGATATAGAAAATCAAGAAGGTGGTGGAGTAATACAAGCAAAAGAAACTATTAAGAAATGGTATGAGAAATATACATTAGCTCATTGGGTAATTGAGGAGAACGGATTTCAAAGAGCAATTAGACAGGACAAAGATTTGAAAGAGTATTGTGCGAGAATGGGTATTTATTTAGAAGGACACCAGACACAGAAAAACAAATTTGATCCTATCTTCGGTGTTGGAAGTATGAGAGAATTGTTTAAGGAACAATTAATTAGTTTGCCTTATGGTAGTGCAGAAAGCGAAACTAAGAGTAATATATATCGTAGGCAATTAATTTATTTCTCAACAGGTGCTAGTAGGCAAACTGGAAGAAATAATAAGAGTGATGTTGTTATGGCAAGTTGGTTTCCAATGCGTGTCATAAGAAGATTACAAAAAGAAAGACTAGCTGAAGTAGGGTTAGATTATAAACCTAGCTTTGGAGAATGGGATTTGAGCGAGATAAACGAAGCTCCTTGGAATTAATATGAACGCAAGTGAATTACAAGATAAGATAACGCAGTTACATTACGATAACCAAGATGCCTATGCAACAAGAGGTCGTATTCGTTCCATAATGAATGGTGGTCCTTCAGGAATCCTAGCTTTACTAGGCGACCAGATCAAAGGTTTCCAAGATTGGCAAGTACCAGTTCCTAACTTAATGTCCACAGGATTAGAACACCTAGCACAGAAAATAGGTCGTATTCCAAATTTAAAGATTGATATTCCAAACGATAGAGATTCTGAAAGGTCAAAACAAAAAGCAGAGAAGATGTCAAGGATTATATCTGCTTATGATGAGAACCAAAGACTAGATATACAAATGCCACAAGTTGGTAGATGGCTACCTGGTTATGGCTTTGCTGTTTGGGTTATTAGAGAAAAGAAAGATTCTAATGGAGTTCCTTATCCTTGTGCAGAGTTAAGAGATCCATACAACTGTTTCCCTGGTTATTTTGGTGCAGACCAACAACCAAAGGAAATGTCTATAGTTCGTAGAGTTCCAAAGTATGCACTTGCTCAAGTTTATCCAGAGTTTAAAGAACAGATTTATGACAAAGATATGGGTACTGGATTATCTATTGGTAGTGGTTCAGCTTCACCTTATACAGATTCTTATTCAGGTTCTTGGGCTAACTCAAACGGACAAGGTGATTTAATATCAGAGTTTTATAATGAAGAAGGAACTTATGTATTCCATATGTCATCTGGACAGATATTTGATTTTATTCCTAATCCATTACAAAGTGGTCCTGCTTTCGTTGTAGCAAAGAAATTTTCCTTTGACCAACTACAAGGACAGTATGACCAAATAATTGGATTAATGGCAGCTATGGCAAAGATTAATGTTATGAGCATTATTGCTATGGAAGATGCAGTCTTTACTGAAACAAACATTTCAGGTGAACTTGAATCAGGGCAATATAGAAAAGGTAGATTTGCTGTAAACTATTTGTCTCCTGGTACACAGGTTTCTAAACCTGCATCAAATGTTCCTTATCAGATTTTCCAACAGATAGATAGAGTTGAAAGACAACTACGTATTGGTGGTGCTTATCCAGTAACTGATGACTCACAATCTCCACTTAACTTTGCTACTGGTAGAGGTTTAGAAGAACTAGGTGCATCAATGTCATTAATGATTAGAGAATATCATACAGTAATGGCAGATGCTATAGAGCAAACAGATGCTAAAAGACTTGAGTGGGATAGCATTATGTATGGTGGTAAGCCTAAACCATTATCTGGATATATGGATAATAAATTCTTTGCAGAGAAGTATGACCCAGAAAAAGATATAGGATTTAATTACAAGACTAGAAGAGTCTATGGTGCTATGGCTGGTTATGATGAACCACAGAAGATAGTTACAGGGCTGCAATTACTTCAAGCAGGTATTATTGATACTCAAACTTTACAAGAAAATCTTGATGGATTAGATAACATAGTTAGAGTTAATGAACGTATAACTAGAGAGAAAGCAGATAATGTTTTATTTGAAACTTTACTTGCACAATCACAAGCAGGAGACCAAAAAGCAACAATGGCTATTGTTCAAATTAGAAAAAATCCTGGTGATGTACAAAATATTTTAGATAAGTTCTTTACACCAGAAGAACCTCAAATGACAGTAGAGGAAGAAGAATTAATAGGTGGAGGTGAGACTTTGCCACCACAAGGTCCACCACCTCCTATTTTTAATTTGTTACAAGGACAAGGAGTACAGTGAACATAAATCAAGATTTTGCAGATATAGTTCATAATTCTTTATGGGATGTAGATGAACAAGGTGATAATATATTACTTGAAAATAATTTAAGAGAACCAAAGATATATACTGACCAATTACCTCCAGTAGTATTTCCTTTTGGTTATATGATTGTTAGTTCAACATTTGCTTTTTTTGAAGAGGAAGAAGAATGACAAGAGTAAAAAAAATAGACAATAGAAAATTAGCAATTCCACCAACAGCTAATGGTCTTGATAATACTGGAGGAATGATAGAAGGTTTAACTGAAGGTGTTACTTATGGAACTGGTGAAAAAATTAAAGAACAAGTAGCAATTACTGGAGGCTTACCTAATGTTAAAAATTTACCTCAACCACAAATTAATATGCCACAAGTAGAAGCATTTGGAAATACTAATCAACCAGAAGAATTTGTTACTGCTGGAATGTCAGGAGGTCCAGGTCCTGGACCAGAAACAGGAGGACCTGAAAATATAAATGATTTCATTTACCAATCTTGGATTGAATCAGGAGATGATTCATTATTGCAGTATATAATTTGAAATGGGATTGGGTTTATTTTCGGATGATATTGTCCTAGACATACTTAGACCTAGACAAAAGGTTACATCTGACATTGCAAAAAAGTTTTCTACATTAAATCAAAATTCTTATAACGTTCCTGGACCAGTCTTAGTCAGAGGAGCACAAAAAAATATTGATGATGCTTTCCTATCTCAATTACAAGAAAGAGTAATACAGCAAGAAGAAAGTTCTTGGAATAGATTAAAAAGCAATGTGTATAGGAATATTGGTATTGGTAATGATGTTGGTATTCCTACTTTAATGTTTAAAGCATTAGGTGGTGCTTTCTTATGGGCTTGGGAGAATACAATTCCTAGAGCAGCAAGAACAGCAGAATTAATGCAACAGAAAAAAGATTTAGATTTTGGACAGGCTTGGAAGAAAGCAGATGTTCAAGACCCATTATCAAGATTTATGGAAGCTAGAGAAGAAGGAGAGACAGTAGATATTGGTAGTGGTATATTACAAATCCAAACTAACCCAGAAGAAACTGCAACCTACCAACAATTAATTGATGAAGGTGTTAGTCCTGAAATAGCAAGAGCTATTGCATTAGAACAATTAGGTGAACCAATATTTAAAGACTACGTAGAAGAAGCAGAAACAAAAGTACAATTTACTGGTGCTAGAGCAGAAGCATTACGAAAAAGAGGAGTAACTCCTACTGTAACACCAGGAAGATATTTATTTAAACCATTGGAATTTATTGTAGGTCCACATACAGAAGCCTACGATTTTTTAACTGGTGTAGTAGATTTTGCATTGAACTGGTATGTAGACCCAGCTAATAGAGTATTAAGAGGTGTGTCTGCAGTAAGTAAAAGAAGAAGTATGTTTGGTCTTGGTGAACAGAAAACATTTGCTGCTTTAACTTCTGCTCAAGCAGATAGTATGGGATTCTTAGAAAAAGGATTACAAAAAGTTGCTAGACAAAGACCATTAGAAGATTTTCTAGCTAGTGATGATATGGTTCCATTTCTTTCTTGGATGTATGACAATAGAAAAAATCCAGCAACAATAATGGAAAAGTCAAATTTTAATTTAGTTAGATTGTCTGAAGTAGAAGGTAAAGGTTCTAAACAATTTACTCAATTCTATAGCAAATTAAAAAATTTAGATAAAAGAGGTAAGTTTACAAATGCAGATGATGCTGTTAAAGCAGATGCAGTTAGAAAACTATTAAAACCAAATATAGTTGCAGCAGCATCTATGAATGCTGTACCTGCAGTTAAAAAAGTAGGAAGAACAAGAAGAGCTTACAATACTGTTTTTGGTAAAGGTAGCAAAATAGGATTTGATGAACAAAGACAGTTTGGTCAGGTTTATGACCATACAACTATGGATGTTAATGATGCAGGTAAAGTAATTGCAGAATACACAAAAATGATGGCTTTTCAGGGAGTAGAAGAAGTTACAAGAAATAAAAGAGTAAATGCTTTATTAAATGGTTTAGAAGAAATAGGAGACAATCAATTAGCAAGAGCTAATTTTATTAACGGAGCTATAGCTTCAGATTTGTTAAGAACAAGATATGTAACTAAAGAAGCATTAGAAAAAGCTGGTCCTTTATCAAAAGATGCAGATACATTATTAGAATTAGCTACAAAAACATCAGCAGGTTATTTAGAAGATGCACAAGATATAGGAAGATTTTATGGAAGTATGGATGTTTCAATGCCTGTATATTTTAAACCTCAATTTATAAAATATCTTAAAAAAAGTATGGATGTAACAGATGATGTTGCAGAAGGATTGTTTGAAGCATCTTATAGGTATCCTATATTTGAAAATCAAATGCTTACAACAATTACATTACCTAAACCTAGTACTTGGATAAAAGCAACAAGAGCTTTAGATAAAAGTTTTAGTGGTCAGTTAGGAAAAGTAACTGACATACTGGGAGAGAAAGCAGTAATGGGTATGCTTGATAATTATTATTCAGGTATATTTAAACCATTTGCTTTATTAAGAATAGCTTATTTAGTTCGTGTTCAAATAGAAGAACAAGCACGTTTAGCTGCAAGTGGTATTAATTCTTTATACACTCACCCAATACAACATATAACAAATATTATGAATGGAACTTATCAAAAAGCAGGAGGAGTTGTTGGAAGTAATTTTTATAAATTTAATGCTTATAACGTACAATTAAATTCTGGATTTACTTCCAGATTGTTAAAGAAAACAGGAGGTAGTAAATATACCAGAGAATCTTGGGAACAAATATCTAAAGAAAGAGTTAAAGAGTTTAATGAAGGATGGTATTCAGATGTAATAGGAAGTGCTAATACACCATTGTTTAAAGAGATTGCAAGAATAGAATCCACAATAGTAAAAAATAAAACAAACGCATACAAGAAATTATATAAAAGATTAATTACTGAAGATGATGAATTACATAAAAGTATGATTGCACTTACACAAAATAAAAGACATCCTCTTCATTCTGTGTTTAGAAAAAATGCAACTCCAGAAGAATTAGAAGAAGCAATATATCAGTATATGTATTTTAATAGAGCAGAAGTACATTCATTACTTGGTGGAACAATAATATCAAAAGAAATACAAAAAATGGGTAAAGCTCCTATTGATACTTATAACTGGGTAGAGTCAGTTGCAGGTGATGATATATTAAAAACTTTTGCTAGAGGTAAATTTAAATCAAAAAGTGGTAAAGAAGTTGATTTAGATTTAACAAAACAATTAGGAATAGATGAAGTTACTTTAAAAAAATATAGAAACAATGAACTTCCTCCAAGCATCCAAAAAAGAGTTCATAAAGAAATAAATAAAATGGATGAAGATATTAAAAAAATGTTTTTAAATAAATATAATCCACAGAATCTTTTGCCTGATAGTTATAGAGTAACAATACCACCACCAGTAGATGCTGCTACTAAATCAAGATGGGATAAAGCAACAGCTTGGGGATTTAAATGGTTATCTCAAATACCTGCAAATGAAGCATCACGAGCTCCTGCGTTTTTTGGTTATTATTATAAAAATATACAAAGTTTAATACCTACAGTTACTGAAGGTTTAAAAAAAGAAATAATAAAAATGGCTAGAAAAGATGGAGTAAATAAAAAATTAATTAAACAAATGGAAAATACTCCTTCAGCAGGTAAATCAGGTATTAAAGATTTAGTTATAATTGATAAATTAGCTGCATCAAAAGCAGCAGACCAAGCTATGCAGTTACTTTATGACATATCTAAAAAAGGAGATTTCTGGGAAACAACAAGATTAATATTTCCATTCGGTGGTGCATACCAAGAAATATTCCAGACTTGGGGTAGGT